GAGGCAGCCTAATGAGGCTCCTCTTTCCCATTGGGTTCATCGTCGGTGTGATTTATTTCACCGACGATTTTGCCCGCTTTTTCTCTAACTTTTAGGACTGAAATGTTTAATACTTATAATATTGGCGCAATGATTAACATCAGTAGTGTGCTACTTTATCAAAATACAGGATCTTTTGAGTACTTGTATTTAGCTCTTGCCTTTATTGCGTGGAGTACTCTTATGCATGTTTTAGGTGTTGCATTTTTAATCAGTCCCGAAGTGGAAGTAGAGATTGACGACGATGAATATGCTGTAGTATCTGACTACACCAACCGAGGTGCGTTACAGGTAACAGTGTTTTTTATTGCGTATGCTTTATATCTTGAAGGATACGCATTTTTTGCAGGAGCCATTGCACTTCAAGCATTGGTAGTATTAACATCTTGTTTAGTATCCACGTGGGTACAAGTAAAGGTAAAAGGAAAATGAAAATTCTAGTAATGGGGCTCCCTGGGAGCGGGAAGACTTACTTGTCTGAAAGACTTCAAAAACTTTTAGGTTGTGCCTGGTTTAATGCGGACGAAGTTCGTACAATGGCAAACGATTGGGAGTTCAGCGAAGATGCTCGTATTCGACAGGCAAGGCGAATGGCAAATCTTGCTAATTTTGAAAAAGGCGAAGGGCGCACTGTAATTTGTGATTTTGTTTGTCCTATTGAACTTACAAGATACACATTTGATGCAGACATTACGATTTGGATGGACACAATCGATGCAGGTCGGTTTGCAGATACAAACAAAATGTTTGAAGAACCAAAGGAAGTAGACTATAAAATCGACGAATTTCTTACAGATGAACAAATTGAGGAATTTGCACAAGCGCTAGGAGAAATGCATGCAATCTAAGAATGATCTTTTAGATCTATTCAAACCGCCAATCAATCAAACACAGAGAGTAATTACAAAACAAGCTGTAAATATTCACGAGTTTTATTTGAGCGGTGATATCGAGTCCTCAGAAGAGTACATCGAATGGTTTGACACAATTAGGAACGCAACACAAAACGACGTTCTTAAAATTTACATTAATTCACCAGGCGGTGACCTATTCACTGCAATACAATTTATGAGGGTTTTACAAGACACTCAAGCATCAGTCATTATTTCAGTAGAAGGTGCGTGCATGAGCGCAGCAACTTTGATTTTCTTACATGGACATCAGTTTGAGGTGTCACCTCACTCAATGTTTATGTTCCACAACTACTCAAGTGGCGTTGTTGGTAAAGGTGGTGAAATGTATGACAGGCTACAACATGAACGTGCGTGGTCCGAAAAGCTTTTTAAAGATGTTTATTCTGACTTTTTAACTGAAAGGGAAATTACATCTATCCTTGAAAACAAAGATATTTGGTTAGATGGTGATGAAGTAATCAAACGACTAAAGAAAAAGGTCAAAAAACTAGAAAAAGAAGAAAAACAGGTTGACAGTAAAGAAATTTTGATATAGGATAATATTATGAATTTTAAACATGCACCAATATTTCGAGTTGAAAAAATGGCAGAATACTATTCTGAAAAGGATGGTGTTCCTGTAAAATACGTTTGTACATCTGCACTTACGAATGAAGCTCAAGCAATGGATATTTTCTATCGTGAGACGCCTCATCCTCAGTTTGGCAATAAGTACTTTGGCATTTACGTAGATCCAATTTCATCTGACATGATGATTACAAATGCCGATATTATCGAAGGTGCAGAGTTTGCTTGTATTGAAGATAAAGATGGAAACTATTGGTATTCATCTCACAGGCATGATTGCTTGTTTATTGATGGGGGAATGATAGATGGTGGTAGATCATATATTCGCACGAATGGCTGTGATACCACCTTGTTTAAACTAAAAGACGGAGAGTTGAAAAAAGTAGCATGACTGAAGTATCAAGAAAGCGGCATTTAGCCAAAGCTGTAACATGGCGAATTATTGCGAGTATTGTAACTGCTCTAATAGCATGGACATTTGGCTTGCCACCAAAAGCTGTAGGGTTTGTATTTGTAGCAGACCTTATCATTAAGTTCGTTCTTTACTATGGACATGAACGACTCTGGTATAACTATATTAAATTTGGAGTGAATAAGGATGTACGATAAGCCAATGTTTGATTACCAAAAGCCAACTGTTCAAATGCTAGGGCGCTGGCAGCCCTGGCATGACGGCCATACTGCTTTATTTAAGAAAGCGGTTGACATTACTGGCCAAGTTGTTATAATGGTACGAGACGTAGGAGGGATCGTCGGCACAGATGCTGGCGGTGGCCGAACTGCAACACAAGATGATAACCCATTCGGTGAACTTCAAGTAGTTGAAAACATCGAAAAGGGCTTGGAAAAAGAGGGATTCCATAATGGATACGAATACATTATACTTTGTGTTCCCAATATCGTTGATATTTCTTACGGCCGTGGTGTTGGGTATACATTTACTGAGCACGATCTCGGTGAAGAAATCCACAACATATCAGCGACAAAAATCCGAAAGAAAATGCGTGAAGAAGGTAAACTATAAAATACACGAAAACGACCAATCAGGTCATCGTAAGTATTCTATATTATATGAGGATTTGTGTCAATGAATGTTTTTTGGGACAATATAGAAGATAAGCAAAATCATTTCGCCTTTGAGGATTATATTGGTACTAAGGCTAAAACAAAACAGCCAAAGTGGTATCAAAATATTCCTTATTGGAGAGATGGTAGAAGATCTTGGCGTGAAGTAATTGCCTTTGATTTTGATAAACTGTTTGGAACTGACCATTCACACAAAACAGTAAAAGGATGCCCTGCTTATATTAACTTTTTTAAGCAATCCTTTGCTCTAAAGACTCCTTGCGACATGTTCTTTAAAGTTTACCAAAGCACTAACGCTGATACTGAAAAGAAAGAATGGTATTGGGAATACAGGTCAGATGGAAGATCATGGCGTGTAGACTCGCATCCAGACTGGCAAGGAGGAGAACTAGGCGACCGTTACTTGTTACTTAAGTTCTCTCTTAACTTTACTTTTACTGCTGACGAAGATACGCAATTCCAATATGTGGATCCATTTATTGCTAATCCGGTCCACTACCATGTATCTCCTGGAGTAATTGCATTACCAAAGGGTAGCAGTGGAGCAATTAACATGGTTGTATTCTTCCCAAAGGAAGATAACGACTATTGGATTCCAGCGGGATCCACTTTAGGTTATGTACAGTTTGATAAGGTTGTAAAAAGCATGAGCAAAAAAGACCTTACTCAAGAAGTTAAACGAAAATCTTATCTAACATTTGAAAAAGGAGACCATAGTGAGTACCTCACCAAGTGATTTACCAACTACAATTACGCAAGAAGATCGCAACAAAGTTCAAAAGGCTTTGCGAGAAATGTCTGATAGCATGACTCGAGTGTCTGCAGAAAAGGACCTGCAAAAAGATATTGCGCAAGCAATTCTCGAAGAGGTAGGCGTACCTAAGAAAGATTTCAATAAACTTGCTCGCATTTATCATGCTTCAAACCTAATGGAAGAAGCTGCTCGTAATGAAGAGTTTATGGAGTTTGCCGAAGCGATTATGGCGCCAGTCGAGCGTCAGATTGCGAGCGGAGATGCTTGATAAAGTTATGATCTTCATTTTGGCTATAGGTTTGCTATACTCAATAGTAAGCCTATATTCAGCCAAAGTTCAGCTTGACTCCCTAGGAAATACAGTTGACGAAATCAATATTATGCTAAAGGATTTTAATAATGGCTGAAGCAGTTACAGCAGCAATGATCCTTGCGCTTATCATCGGTGGATTTGTTTGGATCTGCGTTTCGGAGATGAATAAATGATTCGTTGGTATGATTATATAGCAGCATTCATAGTTGCAGACTTAACAGCCACACTTTTCTTTGGTTTACCAGGTTTTGGTATGGTTGCTGCATATCTTCTAGTGTTTTATGTTTGGGACTATTATTGCGAATATCGTAAGGATATGGAATAAAAAAAGGGAGCCCGAAGGCTCCCAGTTTATCTTCTAATGTCCGGTTAACCCGGATCTTATTATTAGAATAGGTTAGATACGCGTACGCGACGGTAGTATTCGTTAGTGTCTGTAGTAAGAGCACCTGAACCTTGTGTTGCGCCTTGAGCGAATGGGTTAGCAACCATGCCGTAACGAGTTTTGAACCCGATTTTTGGCTGGAATGTGTTTTCCCCGATTGCACGAACCATCTGTAGCGGTACGTATGGGCAGTAGAATAGGCCAGCATCGAATGATGAAGTACCTTTGTAACCTACTACCAAGTAGTTTGCGCCTGCATATGGATCGATGTATACACGATAGCGACCATTTAGGACACCAGCGAATGTGTTGCCTGTATCGTCTACCTGTAGGTTGTTACCGTTAAGAGCTGGAGCGTAATCCAATACGCCTGCCATCTGTAGAGCAGATGCTACGTCTGAAGAACAGATAACCATGTTACCTTTACCACGACGTGTACGCTTTGCGATCTCATTGGCTTCTTGTTCGATTTGGAACATTAGGCCTTTGAATTTCTCTACAGACCAACGACCGTTTGCATCGACGTCTAGATCGAATACGCCAGCTGTTGCTGTGCCTGTTGCGCCTGGCTTAGCAGTTGTGTAGATAGTACGAACTAGCTCACGGTTGATTTCTGCCAAGATTTCTGACTGCAGAATGTTTGCCAACTCTGTTTCAGCGTCAAGACCGTGAACTGCTTTCAAGTCTTGTGCCAATTCAGTTGTGTATTCTGCTTTCAGTGCGCGTGACTTAGCAGATACAGTGACTTTCTCGATTGAGAACGCCATTTCTGCCATTGTGCCACCGTCGCCAAGATCTTCAGCGTCAGCTGTGTCCATACCAGTACCAGTTGTGATAACGTTAACGTTAGCATTTGGTAGTGTATTAGCATGAGTACCAGTACCTGAGAAGTCAGTATCAGCTTCATTGTAGAATGCTTCTGTACCACCTTGAGTAGAGTACTTCGAACGCATTGCGAAGATCAAGCCAGTTGGGCCTGTCATTGGCTGAACGCCTGCAATGTCATACGCCATTAGGTTTGGCATAGAACGACGTACCAACGAGATTAGGACTGGGTCATAACCTGCTGCTGGGCCTGTTGCTGTTGCGTCTGCACCAAAACCGCCTGTACCTGCTGCGTTGTTTGGAGCCTCCGTCAAAAGCGAGCTCATAGACATCTGAGTGTCACCAGACTCCATAAGTGCTTTCTCTGTGTTTTCAAGAATAGTCGCTGTTACGGCTTTCTTGTGGTTATCATCGATTGTCGAGAAAGAGTCGTGCTCAAGAATTGGGCCCCACTTTTCGACAAGTGCTTGATAGTTTGTCTGTGACATTTGTTCTATCTCCTTGTTTGGGTTTTACTATTGTTATTTATATAAATTATTGTTTCAAAAAGATTATGATTTTCTCGCGTTAAGAGCCGCAACGAGCGCATTAACCGAAGCGTAATCAGATGTAGGTTGTGCAACCTCAGCTGTTTCTTCAGTAATGATCTCTTCTTCCTCGACTTCTTCACTTAGCACTGGCTTATCTTCGGCAAAGAATGACTCTTTCAAAGTTTCCAAGTTAGCAGTGTATTCATCGACATCAGCGAAGTCAAGCTTTTCTGAAAGGACTTTCAGCTTTTCACGCTGTGTTAGCGTCATGCTTTCTGTCATTTCGTCAAAGACCTTAGCAGCACGGTAAGCAGCAATCTCTTTTGCAAGTTCAACATTTTCGTTGATACGCTCGTTAGCGAAAGATTTTACTTCTTCTAGCTCTTCTTCGAGGTGAGCAACTACGTCAACAGTTTCGTCGTCAACATCAATGTTGTGCTCTTCGAACAAGCCACGTAGACCGTCCATTAATGATTCAGCCATTTCTACTTTAATGCCTGATTCAATTGCCAATTCGTTTTCTTTCATCCACTCTTCTACTACGTAGTCAAGATAGGAATCAAGATTTTCAACCATAGTTTCTACGGTTGCTTCAACCTGTTCTTGCATTTCTTCTGAAAGTGCAGCAGTCTTCTCTTCGATGATTACGTTTGCCTTTTCAGTAGCGGCCGCGTTTACAGCAGCTTCAAATACTAGGGTTGCTTTGTTTTTAAACTCTTCAGAAAGATCCATGCCTTCAAACATAGCAGCAACAGATTCTTCGATAGAGATTACTTCCTCTTCGATGATCTCTTCTGTTACGACTGCGTCGTCTGCTTCTACTGATTCATTTTGACCAGGTGTTTTCTCGTCAACTTTATCAGCTTTTGGATCTACTGCTTTTTTAACATCGGCTGGCTTCTTTTTGACTGCCCCACCCTCAGGTGTTACTGGATCGTCAACAGTTGAGACGCCGTCGTCGGATACGAATTTTTCTTCGATTTGCTCTGACATTTTGGTACTCCTCTATTAGTAGATTTATTACGATATTTATACAAAATAGAAATTCTATTACTTGCTTGTTAGTGATTTGATAAAGCGTTCAAACTGCGCTGCAGCTACGCCCTCATCGATCTGCCTAATGGTTCGTTTATAATGACGTTTTACTTCTTTCTGAATTTCTTCTACAACCTCGGCTACAACTTGTTGTTGAGCAGCTGGTAGATAAGAGTTAGAAGCAACATCATAATAGAACTCAACATTTTCCATAATGCCATTTACAAAGCATTGTGGACCAGAAGGATCAGTCACAATATCAACAGTAGCAAGGTGGAAATCATCTTGTACTTCCATGATACCATCTTTTGTAGGTTTCACTGAGCCGAGGCCTCGAGTCGAGACGCCGAAGTGAATTTCCTCATCAATAAAATTCTTTACAATTTCACCCATAGGTGTACCAAGAATTTTAGCCTTACCAACGAAATTTGAGCCATCACGCTTCATTTCGGTAATAAGATGGGACACTCTATCGCCGTTGATAGTCGGTCCTTCAGGATGCCCCAATTCACCAAGAGCACGTTTAGTATCAATAAAGTCCTTTTGGTATCTCTGCATTTCCTTTTCAAGAACGGCAGATGGATAAATGCGTCCGTTGCGATTTTTAATATCGCCCTGCATGAAAATACCTTCAATATAATGAGATTTCTTTCCAGTAGCCTCATCTAATTGAGTAGTATAGGATGCATCTGCAACTTCTGTAAATAACTTCATTTTCATCCGTCCTTTAATAACCGTAGAATTATTTATAATAATTCCAAATTAAGCTCTTATAGAGCTTCTCTAGCAAAGCTTAGGATCTCTTCGTATCCAGCTTTGTCTTTAACCAATACCTTACGCATTTCGTTTGAGTTTTTAGTGTTTAAATCTCTAAAGAATTTCGTAAGTAGCTCAGCATCTTGTCTTGAAACTTTGACCTTTTCGCCGCTATCAAGTGAAAGAATAGAAGTTCTAATTGTAAACTTTTCTTCCAATTCAGCTTCCTCCTTTGGGATATCGAATGGTGCTTTCTTTAAAGATACTTTATCCTTTGGTGCTGCTTTTGCAGTTGCAAGTGCACGGCGCATTTGCTTTGAAGTAAGTGGCTTACCTTTTTTTGCTTCCTCAAGGTCAGCTTCTTCATTTCTCATTAAACGATTAGTTGCTCTTTCAACACCTTTGTGAACATTTAAGAAAGTACGAATGCCTTTTTTCCTTTGAGCATCACCAGACTTTCTATCATATGCTTGTGAAGCTCGAGCGATCTTTTCACCTGCATCAGCAGCACGAGCTGGAGCTTTTTTCAAATAACGACCTGCTAAATCTTTTGAAATCTCGTCAATTTGCTCTGCTTCTTCAGAAACTTTTTTAATGTTTTTGTACATTGCTAGCTGGCGTGGATCTTTTTCACCAGACTTTTGAGCTCTTCTTTCAGCCTTTTTAATTGCTTCAGCAGTATTGCGGCCTTTTACTCTTTGTGGCTTATGACCTGTTTTAAAAGTTACATGCCATTCTTGATGAGCCTCGTCAAGATCAGTTTCTTCTTTTACTGAAGAACGAACCGAAACATTGAGTCCACCTTGCGCCTTTACACCAGTTTTACCTGCATTTTTACCAATTGATGCTTTTTGTGATGCAGGAGCATCTGGGTAGCTTTTTGCTTTTTTGTCGCCTGATGGAGCAGATTTTGCTACTGAGTTTACTGTACCTTCATTATAAGTATCAGCTAATTGATTGAGAGCTTCTCCCATCATAGCGTGAGTTTCAGATGTAGCATATCCATACAGTGTTGACATTTCTTTTGCAACACCTGCTAATTTATTTTGATACCATTCTTCGCAATCGTCACATTTACGAATATAGTTAGCAATTCCCATAATGTAATGAGACATTGCTCGGAGTTGGCCAAGCATCATTTCTTTTTCTTCTACTGGGCTCTCATCCAATAAAACAGATTCATCGATATCACGAGGCAGTTGGAACGTATCTGCTTTCTTAGAGTAGGCAGCATCGTACTTAGCTTCGTCTTCGCCTTTTCGCATATCAGCTAAACGCTTTTTAGTATCGATTGTACCTTTAAAAATATGATCCTGGCCTGTTGGCTGAGCATCAAATTTTTGAACTGTGTGTTGGTCTTTAAAAGCTTTTTCTTCACCAGCTTTTGGTTGAGCAACCTCTGAAATTAATTTTTTAAATGACTTTGCCATTTTTAGCTCCTAATTCTTTTTCGTATATATTTATAATACATTATTGCTCTTCGTCTTCGGCTGGCGGATTGGCAGCTGCTTCGGCTTCCATCTGCTCTTTCATTTTTTCCATTTCTTCTTCAGTCATTTGAAGAACGTTACGGATAACCCATTCTCTTGAGTAATATGTGCCAACGTGCTCTTCAACATCTCGTAATGTTGTCATGCGTTCACGAGTAATTTCAGCCTGCTTGAGTTCTTCAAAATAGTTATCTTTTACAAAGTCATAACGAATGTCATTACGAATCTGTTGGAACTCCTCAGGTGTCATTAAACCTTTAAGTACTAACTGCTTTTCAAGCAATGATGTAAAAATGCCAGAGAAACGTGCACGCATTCTACGAATAAATTTAGCAAACTTCATTTCATCGCGAGTAATTTCTGAAACTCGGCCGAACGAATACATTGTTTCTGGCTCTAAACGAGATAGAGGTACTTTCAACGCTTTATATAGTTTACGTTGGAAGTATAACATATTAGTATCATCGGTCAATCCTGCAACAGAGCCACCGGCCATTACATCAACTTCTGTTGAACGTTCACCGCCGCGACGAGGGAACCAGAAGTCTTCTGTCATCGTCATCATTTTACGAGCATCTGATATTTCACCGGTTGTTGCGTTATATTGCAACTTATTCTTATGGCGAGTCATCATATCGCGCAGATATTGCTCAGCCTTTGACTTCGGTAAGTTACCAACATCGATATAGAAAATACGACGTTCTGGCGCTCTTGTTAAAGTATAGATAACAGTTGCATCCTCAAGCATACGAAGCTGGTTAAGCGGCTTAATAGCAGGATGAATGTGTGATAGTACTAAAGAATTGTTTTCATTCATCTGGCCAGATGTAACACGAACAATTGAGTCTTTAGCAATTTTATAACCGGTAGTACTTGTGCCAGCAATCCCGCCGGTTGCAGTAAATCCACTCTCAGAATACATATAATATTCGTTTTTAATCTTTTTTACTGGAATCCCAGAGTGTGGATCTTTTGATTTTTTGTC